CGTGCACATGGATCGTCGCAGCAGACGTTCTGTCGTGGCTCGGTATTTCCGTGGCTACCGCCAACGACACAACCTTCGTTGGGGTATGCACGGATGCCGCCAACGCTTGGGCCTACAAGGCACGGAAGATGGCCGGCTACCAAGCCGAAAGCCTGACCACCGTGCCAAGTAGCGCCGTCAAGCTCGGCACGATCATGTACGCCGCCGCCCTGTACCGGGAACGCGGCTCGGTCGACTCGTTCGCGTCGTTTCAGGACATGGCGATCACCGCACCGACCGGCACAATGGGTCAGATCATGCGTCTGCTCGGCATCCGCCGCAGCCAGGTGGCCTAATGTCCGCAACAGGCATTTTCGCGGAGTCCCGCACAGCTGTCGTCAACGCGCTCACCGCGCTCGGCCTCGCAGCTGTCATCGACCCGCGCAACGCCCGCCCGATGACCGTGCTGGTCAACCCACCGACGTTTGACGCGTTCACCTACAACGTCGGAGACATCCGTTTCGATCTGCTGATCCTCGCCGCTCCACCCGGCAACCAAGACGCCGAGGACTACCTGATCACGACCGCCGACACCATCATGGCGTCGACAACCCTGGCCGTCACCAGCGGCCGCCCCGCCACCGTCACCGTTGGCGACCAAGTAATACCCGCCTACAACCTGACAGTCGCAATCGCGGCAAGGAGAAACTAACAATGGCAACACTCACGTTCCTGGGGAATGCGACTGTGAACCTGACCGTCGGCGCTACCACCTACGACCTGTCAGACCAATGCAGCGCGGCCACCATCACCACCGGCTACGACGCCCTCGAATCGACCGCATTCGGCGACACCGGGCACAAGTTCACCAAAGGCTTGCAATCCGTCGAAGTCAGCCTCACGCTTTTCAACAGCTACGGCGCAAGCGAAGTCGAAGCGGCCCTCTACGACGCGGTCAACACCGGCTCGGCCACGCTCGTCATCAGCCCCTCGGGCACCACAGAAGCAGCCGACAACCCCGAGTACACGATCACCGGCTGCTTCCTTGAGTCGTTCACGCCGATCAACTCAACCGTCGGCGAGCTCTCCACTCAGGAAGTCACCTTCACCGGCGGCACCTGGGCCCGCGACATCACCTGATCCAACCCTCCAACCGTGCAAGGAGAACCATGAAAATTCAAATCAGCGTCGACACCGGCGAAGGAGCTAAGGTTGTCACCACAAACCTGTTCAACGTCGTCACCTGGGAACGCAAATTCAAGCGTCGCGCCGGTGATCTCGCAGCAGGCATCGGTGCCGAAGATCTCGCATTCCTCGCCTACGAAGCCAGCAAAACGGCAGGAATCACCGTCCCGCTCGTGTTTGACGACTACCTCAAAAAGATCGTCACACTTGACGTTGTGGCGGGCGATGACGCAAACCCTTCCCAAGTGGCACCTGGAGCCGAGGCCTAGCCGAGCTCCTAGTCGCCACCGGGTTCTGGCCGCCAGAGATCGAGTTTACCGCTCGGGATCTGGCCACAGCCATTGAGATCATTAACAAGCAGCGCAAAGGAGGCCACAAGTGACAGCACAATCAAGCATTGAAGTCGCTGGCCTCAAAGACGCGCTCCGCACGTTAAACGAACTGGATAAGCCGCTCCGTCGACGCATCACCGGCGACTACAAAGAGATCGTTCAGCCGATCCTGACGGACGCCAAACAGCTCACGCCGACCAAAGCGCCCCTCTCAGGTTTCAATCGCAACTGGACGCCCCGCGGATCCTCCGAGCCCGTTCTGCCCTACGGTGGTGGCGGCGGCAGCCGCCAGCCACGCAAACCCACCAAACGGGAAATGAACTTCCCGGGCGGCCGTCGACAAATGGTGCAATGGATGAAATGGCAGGCCGATCAAAAGGCCTACATTTCGGGCAAAAAGCCGCGCACTTACGGCAACTACACCCGCAACCTGGCCGCATTCGGCGTCCGTTGGCAAGGCCCAACCGCTGTCCTGTTCGACACCTCAGGCCAAGCCTCGACCCCGCAAGGCGCTCGCATGATCGCCGCGCTCAACTCGCGTTTCGGCAACCCGTCCCGCGTCATGTGGCGCGCCTACCAAAAAGCCGACAGCCAAGTGCAACGCGAACTAGAAAACCTCGTAAAGCAGATCATGCGCGACGCCGAGCAGGCAATCAAAAACAATCGGAGCTTGCGCTAAATGTCAATCCAAATACCCATCATCACCGAGTTCAACGGCAAAGGCATCAGCAAAGCCGTACAAGAATTCAAGCAACTTGAGACGGCTGGCCAGAAGGCACAGTTTGCGATCAAAAAAGCCGCAATACCGGCAGCGGCCGCGCTCGGCGGCCTAGCGATCGCCGGAGCCGCCGCAGCCAAAGCGGCGATGGAGGATCAAAAGTCGAGCGCCGAATTGGCGCGCCAGCTCAAGATCTCGACCCGCGCAACCGACGCCCAGGTGCAAGCCACCGAGGACATGATCTCGTCAATGACGCTCGCCACCGGCGTCGCCGACACCGACCTCCGCAACGCCCTCTCGGTGCTCGCCCGCGGCATGGGCGAAACAGGTCTCGCCACCGAAAACCTGAAACTGGCCATGGACATCTCGGCGGCCACCGGCAAAGACCTCACAAGCGTCTCAGACGCTCTTGCAAAGGCCTACAACGGCCAAACCACCGCTTTGGCCAAACTAGACCCATCCTTGAAAGGGCTGGTCAAAGAAGGCGCGTCATTCCAAGAGCTCGGCAAAATCATGGAAGAGACGTTCGGTGGCGCGGCGACAGCGGCAGCCGAAACAGCCGAAGGACGCTTCAAGCGAATGCAGACCGCAATCGGCGAAGCCCAAGAGTCGATCGGCGCGGCCCTTATCCCGATCATCGAGAAACTGCTGCCATACCTCGAGGATCTCGCCAAATTCGTTTCGGAAAACACCGACCTAATCGTGGCGCTTGGCGTCGGCTTCGGATCAATCGCCGCAGCCGTCCTGATCGCCAACACGGCCATGAAAGCCTGGACAGTCATCCAGACCGCGGCCACAGTCGCCCAAAAAGCGTTTAACCTGGCCATGTCAGCCAACCCGATCGTTCTGGCCACCGCCGCCATCGTCGCCATCGGCGCAGCTGTCGTCCTCGCCTACAAGAAATTCGAGCCGTTCCGCGACATCGTCAACAGCATCGGCAAAGCCCTCAAGGCCGCGTTTACCGGCACCGTCGACGCCATCAAAACAGCCGTCGGGGCATACCTGACCGTCTACAAGACGATGTTTAACACCATCGCCAAAGCCTGGAACAACACCATCGGCAAACTGTCGTTCAAAATCCCTTCGTGGGTGCCAGGGCTGGGCGGCAAAGGGTTCGACGTACCCAACATCCCAGAGCTCGCCAACGGCGGCCTGGTGATGCAGCCCACGCTCGCCCTGGTCGGCGAGGCAGGCCCCGAGGCTGTGGTGCCGCTTGACCGCATGGGGCAGATGGGCAACAACGTGACCATCAACGTCAACGGAGGGGACCCACAAGCCGTCGTCGACGCCCTACGTCGCTACATGTTCCAGAACGGTGCAGTACCCATCCGAATTGCTGCCTAATGGACTTTACGCTGAAAATCACCTACCCGTTTGTGTCGCCAGCCTCACCAGGCAACGAAATCACAAACATCCAAGCCGTCGACATTCAATACGGTCGCACAAAACTGCTCGACAACTTCCCGGCCAGCACAGCAATCATCCGAGGCCGCCGACCCGACCTGCTGCCCACAATCAACATAAACGACGGCATTTGGATCAGATACGCCAACGACCTGACTAATCAGGCATCTGGCTTTTCTGGCATTTTCCGCGTCACCGACTACCGCGTCAACTACGGCATCGTCTCATCAGCCGACACATGGGAAATCACCTGTGAGGACGCCATTGCCAAAATGGGTCGATCATTTCAAAACATAACTTTGACAGCGGGGCAAACAACTGGGGCCGCGGCCAGCGCAGCTGCCGGACTTGCTGGTGTCAGCATGTCGTACCCTGGCGCAGTTTCAAAGGTCAGCGCACAAACCCTCAATGAAACCAATGTGCTAGACGTGGTCAACCAACTGGTGCGAACAGAACAAGGCTCTATGTTCACAGCCCAGCAAACTATCGACTTTGTCGAGTTCTCGGGCCGCAGCCAGGTGCAAGGCGTCGGCCTCGTCGCGTTCACGGACGGCACAGCGGGCAGCGGTCAACCCTACGACAAACTGGTGTTTGCTGGACTAGCCGAAAACTATGCCACCAAAGTATTGGTTGAGCCTGCCGGACTGGCAACACAGTCAAGCGGCACCGGCACCCGAGTCGTCACACTCAACACCTACGACCAAACAACCGCCCAAGCCCTCAGCCTGGCCCAATGGGTCGACGGAGCATTAGATCGAGCATCAGCCGCGCCAACCCAGATCAGCTGCATCTCCGAAACCTTGAGCAGCTATTGGCCGATGTCCCTGTTTGGTCACACCGGCATTCAATTCACGATCGGGTTTCGTGGCACCAACTACACCGTTCTCAGCCAGGGCGGTTATTTGAGCATCACACCGCAACAGGCCCGCATTACGTACAACGTCACGGGAGCAGATTTAACTAACTATCTCATTCTCGACAACGCCACGTTTGGCAAACTAGACAACAACCGACTGGGGTTCTAATGGCAGTAAAAACATTCACAACCGGCGAAGTCCTCACCGCCGCCGACACCAACACATACCTAAACAACGGCGGCCTCGTCTACATCACCGGAGCGTCCTTTAGCGCGGTAACCGAAGTTTTGTTAGACAACGTTTTTACCGCAACGTACCGCGATTATCGCTTTGTTTTCGACTGTCAAAGTAGCGCAGGTGGCGCAATTTTTGGGTTTCATGTCCGCAGCGGCGGGTCAACCATCAGCACCAACACATACCAACACTCAACGCTATTTATGGACGGCACAAGCATCACGACGGCTAGATCAACAACTCAACCCGCCATGCGAGTCGGTGCAAACGACACGAATGCTTATCACGGCATGACGCTTGACATTTTCTGCCCCCAATTAGCACAGCCGACGCGAGTAACTTCATTATTCAATCGAGGCATTGGGTATCAACCAGAAATGGGTTTTGGCGGCAATACCAATTCCACAGCATACGACGGAATGAGAATCTATGTCGGTAGCGGCACAATGACGGGTGAATACGTTCTCTACGGGTGTCGAAAGGCCTAAGCATGAAACCAAAAACGCACATAAACGACGGCGGCCAAATCATCGAGCGCGAAATGACCGAAAAAGAATACGCCGCTCTCATTGAGTCCGGCTGGACAGAAACAACGCCTGAGGAGACACCAACAGAATGAAAACTCGCGTCGCCATCGTGGCGGCGCTACTCACCGTGCTGGCTAGCAGCTGCAACAACAAAGTCTGGACAGACTGCCCAACCACCACCGTCACCCGAACCAAAAACAAAGCGTTGAACTGGCAAACGCCACCATCAACCACGATCTATTACGGGGAGGCCCGATCGTGCTAGAAAAATTGCAACCAAACCGACCGCCCTACACACCCGAGCAGCTCAACGCCCGGCTCCGTTTCTGGGTCGGCATCACCCTCGCCGGCACCCTGGTGCTGACAATGGTCGCTGTGTTCATCAACCTGCTTTTCATCCCTCAAGGCCCGACCATGCCCGAAACCGACAAAGAGCTGCTGAACCTGATCTCGCCGATCGTCCTGTTCCTGTCTGGCACGTTGTCGGGCGTCATGATCTCGACCAGCGGCAAAAAAGACGCCAACAACGACGGGATCCCTGACTGATGAAATCGACACAGCACACGATCGGCACCACAGCCGTCAAAGTCGTCTCAAGCAACTCTTTCGCGCAATACGTCTACACGCACGTCGAAGGCAACGGCACCGTCTACCTCGGCGGATCCGACGTAACAGCCGAAAACGGCCTAGAAACCGCCAAACACACCGCCCCGCTGACATTCTTCGTGCCACGCGGCCAAGAGCTGTGGGCTGTCGTCGCGGCCGACACCCAAGTTCTTCAAGTGCTCCAAGAGAAAGGCGCGTAATGGCTGTCAAGAAAGCCGTAAAGAAAGCCGCCAAGAAAACCGCCCCAAAGCCCGCACAAGCCCCTCAGGCAGCCCAAAAGCCCAAAAAGGCATCAAAGTACCCGTACAAGAAACTTGTCGTCCCCACGGCCCTACAAGCCGTGCCCAACGGCAAACTGTCTGGGAAGATCCTTCGCCCGGTCAAGTGTGGCGGCCAAATGTACGTCGAGGCCGCCGAAGCCTTCAACCGAATGTACGACCAAGCCGTTAAGGCAGGGATCAAGCTTCGCAACGTCGGCGACTACCGATCCTTTGACGCACAGCTTGGGCTGTTCAAGCAGCGGTATTCCAAAACGGATCACGGACGCAAACCACAAGTGACTCGCACCTATGACGGCGCAACCTGGTACTTGCGCCCTGGTATGGCACCAAGCTCCACACCCGGCAAATCAAACCACGGCCTCGGCCTCGCCATCGACCTCGACGTCACCACCGCCAAAGTCCTCGACTGGCTGTGCGCCAACGCGCCCACCTACGGCTTCTACCTGCAGTCGGACGACCCGTCTTCCCCCGAGTTCGAGGCCTGGCATTGGCAGTATTGTGGATGATCCCACACCCTCGGCCTAAAGTTCGCTAAAATCGTTCGCACCCTGACCCCAACCAGGAGGAAACGTGAAGAAATACCCGCTATGCCGCATCTGTCAGCGGCCAATGATGATCGGCCAAACAGACGCACACTACGTCTGTGTGCAAGACCCGATCGGCAACCTTGAACGCGGCCTAGAGCTCTCGCAGGGCTCGGCTGACGCCAAATGGACAACCCAACAAGCCGCAGCTGTGGATCAGGCGATCCGCAACGCCGCGGCCAAAAAGACATTTATCACCGCCGACGACGTGTGGGCCGAACTGCCCGCCACGTTCCCAGTCGGCAAAGGGCTCGCCGCTAGGCTTTT